CTAAACGCTTTCTTTTTCCTGCTTTCTTGTCGTATGCCAATTTTTAAATTCACCTCTTTTCTAATTAATTTTCTGAATTGATACAATATTACCAGAATAATTGTCATAAGTACCAATGTTGCCACTGCTCATAACATCAGGGTCAAGTGCATATGTATCAACTATAAATTCAACCACATTCTTAAAGCCGTTGCCTGTATCTCGATACTGATTATTATAGTCAGTATGAATATCAGCTTTACAATCGGCTAAAACAGCGGTGAATGAATTACCTGTGTCGGTTGTAATTAGATAGCGTGTACCTATTTCTGTGCCATAATAACTTCCTAAAGCAATACAAACATCGTCACCTTGTCTGCGTATTCCCTGACTATCCGTCCAACAATTTAGTTGTAACTGATATTGCAGAGAATTGATGTCCGTAATACAAGCATAATCCATATAGCCGTGAAATGAAGTATCACCTGTTGGAATATCGTAAGAAATAAGTTCTATTTCTGGCTCTGCTTCAGACTTAGTAACTATCGTTGTAGTTTCGGTTACTTTATGGCTATACGGCTTTGTAGCTCTTGTTTCTTTGGTGGTTGTAGTAGATTTAGTATTTGTTTTTACTGTATTTTTTTTATTTTCTACCGATCTAGTTGTTGTATTTTTAGTTATAGTGTTTGTGGCAGTGGTAATCGTATTAACTGTTGAATTTTCGGCTTTGTTTCTTTCAAAATTATGCCTGTAGTCTTCGTTAATACCAATAACTTTTACAATTCCAAAACCGATAACTATTACGCAAACAGCAACTATAAGTTGCATTATTTGCTTTGTTGTCTCGTTTTTCTTTTTGTTCATATGTATTTATTCCTCATCGTCACAATAACAATATTTATTATAATAATCTTCTCCGTTCATTTTTTCATAAGGGATATCGTTGTATTCACACAAATCGTCAATGTCCACATTATGATTTGACAAATATTCAATAGCCTTTTCTTTGGCACATTCTTGGCAAAGTTCTTCCGAGTCATTGTCAATAATATAAAGCATATCAACCTCAGTTCCACACTTGTCGCATATTAAAACACGATAATCTTGACCCATGTAACAATGACGGCAGGGAAGTCCAAGAGCAGTACAACCCACACAATCATTTCGTATCTCACTTGCCATGTTTTTTATTCACTCCTTTACTTCTTTGAATCTAGCGTAAAAGCTGTCATTAATATCGTAAACATTGTCATATGTATTACAACTTTTTATGCCATGACCGTCTATTAGTCTGCCATTTTTTACTTCGTATACTTTTCCTTCTTGAAAGTTATGGGTGTCAAAGCAAGCCACCCATATACATTTCAAGAGAGTATTCCAAGCATTATTTAACATTCTATTTCCTTTCTAGTTTCAGTATCAACCTCAAACAGCTTTCCAAATATGTAATAAAGTACATCAACCACAATAGAGTTACCTGCCTGTTTATAAAGTTGACTGTCAGAACTAAAAGCTTGTGATCTATCGAATTGTTCGTCAGTAAATCCCATAAGCCTATAACATTCTCTAGGAGTTAATTTACGAACTCTGAAGCTTTTAGCTTCGGGTTCAATTACAGCTTGGTTACAACTTGTAGTCAACGTTTGTACGCAACCCTTTTCGACCCTACCTCTTCTTGTCTTAGAATTAGGCTGTTCCAGATTTACACTATCACCTTCATAAATCTCTGCGTAGCCTTTCTTAGTTGCCTCTTTCACATAGGCTATTGGCTCTGCTATTTTAGGTTCAGTATTGCCACCCTGCATTGTAGTCAATGTTGGACTTATTCCCTCTTTTGAATAAATTCTGTTCGATGTTTCATATGGATAATAATTTAAGTCTCCAACTTTAACACAACGATTGGTTTCTAAAATTTGTTTAGGCTGTTTATAATCTGTTGCAACTAAAGTACCCATAATAGAATTTTCAGAATACACTAAATCACGTTGTCCTATGGTTCTAAAACTAGGTTTAGTAGTTCCAATAATATTCTTAGTCAATGTTTTGTCAGTAATGATAAGTCTATTTTGTATATCTTCACTTAAATAATACTTTTCATCTACATTATCTTCCAGTACATCTTTAAGTCTGACTCCGTTATCAAAAGGCTGCGGAAATTCAAATTTGCCATCATCAATATCCTTGCGAATACTTATTGCAAAGACTCTTTCTCTATTCTGAGGAACTCCATAATCTTTAGCATTTAAAATTTTCCAATATGTATTGTAACCAAGTTCGTTAAGGACATCAAGCAAGTCATTAAAATCAGACATAAATTTTTTACTAACTAAATTTTTAACATTTTCAAACATTACATACTTAGGAGCATTATTAGAATCCACTGCCTGTTTAAGTAACTTGATATTGTCCCAGAGTAAAGAACTTCTTGTATTACTGCCCAATTTAAACCCTTTCATCTTGCCTGCATTAGAAATATCCTGACAACAAAATGAAATTGTCCAAAAATCAGCATATTCAAGTTTATCTATTTTGCTAATGTCACCTAAATTCCTCGAAAGCTTATTAGCAAGCCAATATTTTTCAAGCTCTTTTGATTTACTATTTACAAATCTGTACCAATTATAAGGTTTGTTTTTCTGAAAATCATATCCAAGATTAATTTCTGTAAGCTGCCTAGCCATTTCTTCTCTTGTAGGATATTCAGTATATGTATTTATAAGTTCTTCTGTAAGACCACAATGAATAGAAGCATAAGCTAAAACTGCATTATGGTCTATATCTGAGGTGTGTTTAATTTCACAAGGTATTCCAAGCCTTTCTAGTGCTGAAATTTGTGCGCCTATACCACTAAATAATTCGTTTACTGTTATTTTTTCCGTTTTCACTATTTGTAAATCCTCCAATTTGTTCTTTATTGGAAGATAATTGCAATTATCATATTCACTCAGGTAGCTAATCTGAGCGTTCCGTTTTGTTTTATCTCTTGTTTTCTTAATAAAATGTTGGTTTTATATTTTAGTTGTTTTCAACTTTTTCACGATCCAGCTAATGCTTTTACTAATGCTTTTGACTTTTCAACCCTATTTTTCATATCAATAGAAAACCTACTATTAGAACACTTAAATTTCAAAGGATATATTCCGTTATATTCCGCAAGATGTTCTAATGTAATTCTATGCTTATTTTTCAATTCAGCATATGTTTCGTGTGTACACGTTACTTGGTCTAGTTTCACAAGTTCATCACAGCAAGGACAACGTGTTATAAGAATTGGCACTTTATAAGAAGGGTATTTTCCAAACTCATATCTGTAATAAGGCTCACCCATTGAAACTCGAAGCATTTCTTCTTCTGAGTGACCGATTTCACCTTTTTCATACAATTCTTTGGCTTCTTTTTCTTCAAAATAAAACTCAGAATTGCAGGCTTTACATTGTCCTTTAAATAGTGTTATGCCCTCAATAAAATTTTCACCCAATTTGGTTACAAACATTTGTTACCTCCATTTTCCGTCAATTAACTCCTATTACAATTATACAAACTCTGCATTATCAGGTAAGCTATCTCGAAATTCTTTAGGTACTTCACCATTGTGCCATAAATTATTTGTTACGATAATTTCACCTGTATGTAATTTAATTTTAATTCCTCTGCCACCATATCCCCTAAAAGGACTATCACTCATTGGGTGAACTTTGTCTAAGTAATAACAAATGCCATTAATAATAACGTGTTCGTCCTTTTCTTTTATAATTTCAAGCCAGAACTTTTTATGGAAACATTCACTATTATCACAGACTTTCTCATATGGCTCTGCATGGCAGACTTTGTGAAACACTCGACCACAGATTTCACATTTTATATTTTGAATATTACAATCCATTTTGTTTATCTCCTGCTTTTACATCAGCCACTTTCTATATTTTCTATCTTGTTTACGCTTAATCTTCTTGATACGGCTGTATATATAGTTCTCATAATACTCAAACTGCATAGCCTTTGCATAGCAATATAGCCATGTTGCAAAAAAGGTTGAAATCACTATTATACTTACTATAGTTTTGACATGATGTAAGCCGTATTCGTCATAGAAATGTGCCATAATTGGCATTGTTAAAACAAAAGCACAAAAAGAAATAATACAAATAATAGTATATATTGTCATTCGTGTTTTGCACCATTGTTTAGAATATTTCACTACTTTAATTTCTTTCATCAATAAACCTCTTTATTGCCCTTTTGAGCATATTTCTCTATAACAAAAAGGTCAAATCCGTTTCTTACGAACTGTTTTGTAAGATCATGTTTTATGCTATTACCCAAATATGTATAGATATAACTCATTTGCTCCATTGTAAAATTAGTTCCACAAATTTTATTGAAAGCATTAGTATTGTCTTGCCAATATCTCATAAGTCTTTTGTCTCGTGAATATCTTAACGCACAAGAGCAATCTCGACTTAGCCACTCGCAAAGTTTTACTTTGAAATCTTCATCTGTTTCCACATCATCAAGCCCAATATAAACATTGAATTTTGGAATAAGAACAATTTCGCAGTTACGGTTGATAAAACTATTTGAAAAACATTGCATTGCAAGTTTTACACTTTCGAGAAGTTTCATTCTATCTCCTTTCAACCAATTCCAATTCTTTCTTTATATTCGTCAAGTGCAATTCTGCCCATTTTGTAATCTAAAATGGATATAAATACTTCTATAGAAACATAGGACGGAAAATTACAGTTACGAAGTTCTTTTCTTATCTTTTCTATCGCCTGTTCAGGCGAGATATGCTGCTTATCCTCATCAACGCAAACTTCTGAAACAATAAATGTCATATGCTGATATTGATTTATCAGAAATATTAGTTGCTCTTTCGTAAGTGCATTAAGAATTTTCTTGGAAATCATTTATATCACCTCAATCCTAAATCATCAAGTGTTACAGGTGTGTAATCGTGTAGCATACAACCTACGTTCGCACATTTATATGGAAAGCCACGTTCTCTCATTTGTTCAGCATATTCATTAAAAGGTCTTGTATCTCTACCACTGTGAATATGCCCATACAA